CAAATGGAACTCAATTTCCATATCCAAGTTATTTTAGTACACAATATAGAGATGTTGTTGGTACTGCATCAGCATATTCATTTGGTAATCATGTTAGTCTTGTATCTGGTGGAAGTGGTGGTATTGATTTTGTACCTTGGACCTATCAATATAATTCTGGTAATGTTTACATTACCGGTGCTGGTGCTAGTGCAACCTTTAGAGTTTATTTTGCTATGCATTATTCAGATTACAACCATACATCTGTAAGAGCGATACGATTAAATAATCCAAGTGGTAAAAGTCAATCATTTAGTGGTAACATTTATAGTACACAACAGACTTCAAGTTACTATGTAACAACATCAACTCAACAAGTTAATGGTGGCGCATCATTTAATTTTAGTGGACCTTTTTCTGCAAGTGGTACTTTTAGTCAGACAACTAGTACAAGCACTGCTGGTTCAGATGTGCGTTCTGCTCTCAATAGTGCAAAGCCAAGTGGTTGGAGTGTTGGAGGAAGTGGTAATACTATTACTGTAGCTTCTCCAGCTGGTGCGCAAACAGATGGTTCTTTATCAGTTAGTGGTGGTGGTGGATATAGTGGTAATACAAGTCCTCCTTCTGGTAGTTCATCTTCTTCGCAAGAAAATTCAACAGTTAGTGCTAGTGGTGGTGTAACTCAACAAGGTTCTAATGTATCTGGTTCACAAACTGTGGCTACTGTGAACAATGGAACTTCGTCGACGACAACAACACTAGCAAGTGGAGCAGACACTGATACATCTGGTACTGCTATTGCTAGTGCTATGAATGGACTATCAAATACAACAGCTAGTTATGATAGTTCTGCTAATAAGATTACAGTAAAAACTCCTGGTGATACCTCAATTAGTTTATCTAATGCTGGGTCATTATCAGTTCAAAAGGATAATACACTATGACAAATCAAAATCCGTTAGTTGGTGAAGTCGAGGGATATGATGAATCAATATACACTAGAGTTTGTGAATGTGGTCAAGATACAAAGATGTTATTTTTATACACTTCAACCGAAGCAGATAAAGATGAATTATTTAGATTACAAAAATATTCAGATAGTGAAATTCCTAATGGATATAGTTACACACCCATTGTGTGTTCACCAACTTGTAGTAATATGTAGGAGTAATATATGACAAAGATGACAAAGATAGTAGAGGATTGGACTCATGCTATTGATTCTTTTAAAGTAATACCAAGAGCATTGATATTGCTGTATATGTATCTAACATATGAAACTGTATTTTGGTATATGGGTTTGGAGTCACCAAGCCTTGAGCAGAGTGGTATGGTATCTGTGTTGACGTCGGCTAATGCTGTGGCAATGGGTTTGTTCATGGGTAGGTCTAGTTGACATGGTTGTTGGTTGTATTTCTTTCAGGAACGGTTCAGGAAAGTGTCTACTTCAGTGATTTGGATTCGTGCCTTAGAATTGCACAAAAGATTAGGGCGCAAAATTATGATCCCTCCCTCGCTGGAGATAGCAAGATATGGGTCAAGGCTTACTGCGTACCTAAGTCACTTCCTAAAAAAGAATAAGAGGTAAATATGTTTCAAAGTTTTATTGGACCTATTGCAAACTTAGCTGGTACTTGGCTACAAGGTAGAGTAGATAAAGCTAAAGCTGAAACAGAAGTTAAAGTAGCAAAGGCCAAAGCCGAAGCAAAAGTTTACGAAACTTCTGCAACATCAGATATGTTGAATGAACAGGCATTAACTAATCAGATGGCTGGGAGTTGGAAAGATGAATTTTGGACTATTATTTTTGGTGGTATTCTTGTGGCTTGTTTTGTTCCTTATACTCAGCCATATGTAAAGAATGGATTTGATTTCTTAAACTCAAGTACACCAGGCTGGTTCTCTACTTGCTTATATATATGTATTGGATCTTCTTTTGGTTATCGCTTTGGTAAAACTGGATTACAATTAATGAATAAAAAAGGAAAATAGTATGAGTCAATATATTTCTCTAGATGATTTTGTAAATATTTCTATACAAACCATAAAAAAACAAAATGAAATTAGAAAAAATTTAAAAGAAAAAAAGGAATATTTTATGCCAGAAGAGTTTTGGGAATGGATGGATAAATGTCCTTTACATAAAAACTATATCATGTGTACAGATATAGATGATAATGATAAATACACATACACTTTTGATACACCAAAAGGAGATTATCCATATGACAAATTTGATTGATGTTATAAAAAAACATGAGGGTTGTCGTCTTGATATGTATAAAGATACAGTAGGTGTCTGGACAATCGGATACGGACATAACTTAGAAGAGGGAATAGATCAAGAAACAGCAGACTTTATTCTTGCTCGTGACTTAGAAAAACATTCTCAAGAGTTGGATAAGCATAAACCAATGTGGAGAGAGTTACCTGACCCAGCACAAATTGTAATTTTATCTATGCAATTCAACATGGGCTGGAATAGATTCTCAAAGTTTGTAAAATTTTGGGAAGCTATTGAGAAAAAAGACTACCAAACTGCTGGTAAAGAGATGGAAAACAGCCGTTGGTGGGGTCAAGTTAAATCTCGTGGACCTGAGCTACAAGAGCTACTAGTAAGTATTTCTGAGGTATAAACACACACGGAGGTATTGTTTTACCCCTCTGAGGGTCTTTATATCGACTCGTTTTTTTGTGATTTGGTACTTTCACCTAGTACACCAGCATATCCAGCTACATCTACGATACTATCATAGTGATCTGGAGTTTCAATTAGCCTGGTCAACTTTAAACCAATAAGAATTATGCCAGCTTGTTGTGGTGTTACATGGTAGTCAAGCACAAGTGAGATGATTTCAGAAAATCGTTCAAGCATTTTGTCTGGTGGACCATACTTATCTTCTCTGTCGTCGACTTGAACTTGTGCTTCACGAAGTATTTGTTTTGCTTTCATCTTACAAACTTTAAATAAAAGTAAATATTAAATAGGATTGATATAAGTATTGCAAATGGAATTATGAATACAAATAAATATACATTTATTTCTTCATAAGTAATACCAATAATTGCTGATACTTCTATTAATAAAAGTATGCACCAATCATATAGATTATCAATCCATTCGATACCTGAGTTTCCTTTATCTACCATATCTGTAATACCTTTTTTGTTGAAATATATTTTGGTAATCGAACTCTGTTAAAAGACTTTCGTATTTCTTTTTTGCCTTTACGTTTGGCTCTATCAAACAAATCTAAGTTTTCATTTGATTTGATATGACCACCTAAAGATGAGTTGCTTTTAATAACAATGGTTGCTGGTCGATATACACGACCATGCTTATCCCAATTTTCTGCTCTTGGGTCGTCAACAAAACTCATAACTTCCTCCTTATTCGTTTTCCTGTTAGTTTCATTGCTTCTAATAAATTGTCAACATCCACTGGTGTTAAATATTTTACACGGCTCATAGAAATGTATTGAATATTTTTTTTTCGTATAAGGCGCAACATACTTGCTTCAGTTATTTGATGTTGTTCTTCCCTAGCACACTTGGAACGAAGTTCAGTTGCAAGTTGCTTGAGAGATATAAGGTCTAGCATTTCCTTATATCTCTCTGAGATGTTAGAACTGGTCATTCCATTCATCTGGGTTTTTGAAACTGTCTTTGATTTCTTGTATCTTGTCGTCGGCAGTTTCGTTTGGTTTGGTTGTGATGTTGGCAGTATTATCTGTGGTATCACTTGTCATTTTATCAGTGACACTTGCTTTGAGATATTTGGTTCCCTCTTGAGCATGACCTTGAGGAAATTCATTTACCCAAAAAGCAATACGTCTATCTTCACCAAATGGTCCAGAGAAGTCAGGTGCATTTGGGTTTGCATCTGCTTCTTTGATATATATTGGTGAAACTTTCTGATAGAGTTCGTAATACTTTTCTCCATCTTTAGTTTGACAAGCCATTAACAAAGTATTCTTTTCTTCACCTTTGTTATTGACCTTACCAATGGCACGAAGAACTTGATCTGTTCTTGGTTTCCATAAGACACCTTTGTCTGTATCATCATAATCACTCATGCAAAATCTCCTTTGTTAGATGATTGTGGTTGTTTTGGTTGTACTTTACCAGTTGGTACGTTAATACCACTTGCCTTGTTGCCGTCGTCATCTTCTGATGGCAATGCAAACAATGCTTGCAGAGCATATCGCTTTGCATATGTTATAGCTGATCCCAGCTTTTGAGGATCATGCAAGTTAGGTACAAGACATGGAACTGGTAGTTCTTTGCTTGTGCCACTAGGAACATGAGTAGCAGTAGCAATGATAATTAGATTACCAGTTTCTGTAACTCTTGATTGATAACCATACAGTATTCCATATTTGTTACCATGATCACAAGCTTTCATTACTTCTTCAAGACTAGCATATGTGCTTTTGAAAAAAGGATTTTTGGTAGACTTGGTTGCAGTAATATTGTCTTGTTGAAATAACAACATTGCTTCATCAATATTTTTTGGAGCGATTGTCTGTTGCTTTTTCGGTTGTATTGTATTAGGTTTTTTATCATTCATTATTAATTCTCCCAAAGAAATGATTTTGAAAATATGATTGGGTGTAGCATTTGTTTCCTCATGCTACATCCAGTTTGTTTTGGAGAGCAACTCTCCGACCATTCTTAGTTCTGTAAACTCTCACCTGGTCATTGTAAACTTCTCTATCTGTATCTTTTAACTCTTCAAGAAGTGATTTCTTTGCTTCTGCATTTGCTTTTGCTGATACCAATGTACTTGCATATATATCTGCACTTGATGTAAATGAATTACTTTTACTTACATCTCTAGCAATCAAGCCGTCGACAATAACTTTATCAACAGATACTTCTTTGATTGCAACTTGTTCCATTGGTGGTGGTGTATCATCTCTGACATAAGCCCAAAAGTTTTTG